ACTGCTCCAGCAACTCCAGTAGCACCAGTTGCTCCAACATCTCCAGCAACACCTGTTGCACCAGTTGCGCCAACTGCTCCAGCAACTCCAGTAGCACCAATTCCACCAGCAGGACCAGTGGCTCCAGTTACGCCGACATCTCCAGCGACCCCCTGAACCCCTTGCACTCCACTTGCTCCAGTGGCTCCAGTTACGCCAATACTTCCACTTGCACCTGTCGCACCAATTGCGCCAGCACTTCCAGCAGGACCTGTTGCACCAGTAGCACCCTGAACGCCAGTGGTAACAATGGCAACAATAAGGGCGTGGTTGTTTGAAAAGTTCGTTGTTCCAGTGCCGCCTGAAGAAACAAGAGTAACTGGAACTTGGATATAATCAACTTGGGCTATAGGCGTACTAGATACTGTCCACTTTTGAAAATTTGCAGAGTTGTTTTTATCTTGAAGAATAAGACCATCTGTTGTTTTTAATAAATTGAGAAAAATGTCAACATCTACATTGTCAGCGTTGATATGGTTAATGTTAATTTGTGTTGCAGAAATCTGAGTTGCGTTATTCCATAGAACTTGTCCAGTACCAGGGTCACCTGTTGTGATGATTGTATCTGCGGTGTAGTCGTAATAGTTTGCAGAACCACCATCAACACCCGCAGGACCTGTTACGCCTGTCGCACCTGTTGCGCCTGGAACTGTTGATGCTGCGCCAGTGGCTCCTGTCGCTCCGCTTGCACCGACACTTCCAGTTGCACCAACAACACCACTTACCCCTTGTACCCCTTGCACACCTTGTACGCCAGTGGCTCCAGTTGCTCCAACATTTCCCTGAACACCAGTTGCACCAGTGGCACCAACATTTCCTTGTACGCCAGTTGCTCCACTTGCGCCAATATTTCCTTGAATTCCAGTAGCACCTGTTGGGCCAGGTACAGTTGATGGCGCACCTGAAATACCTGTCGGACCAGTTGCGCCAACATTTCCAGTCGCACCAGTTGCGCCTGTAACTCCAGTTGCTCCGCTGACACCAATAACGCCAGTTGCCCCGCTAACACCAATTACACCTGTTGCTCCAACTGGACCTGTAGCACCAGTTGCTCCAACATTTCCAGTTACGCCAGTGGCTCCAGTTGCTCCAACATTTCCAGTTACGCCAGTGGCTCCAGTTACGCCAGTCGCGCCGCTTGCACCAGTTGCACCTGTCGGACCCGTAGCACCCGCAGCACCTTGAGGACCTTGTGCATTAGAGATAGTGACATCAATATCTTCAGTGTTAATCGTTACAACGCTTGTGGCCATTATCGAGTCACCTCTGCAGAAATGTTAAGTTCACCTTGTAGTAAGCGGGTGACGATGCCACCGCTTGATTGTAATTCTAAGTCATAAACATACTCACCCTTTGGTAATAGGGCAGTTTGTGTTGCAGTCTGATCTAAGCTGATTGTGCCAGCGGCACCGCCAAGAGTAATTCCAGCACCTGTTGTAAGTGAGAGGATTGTGTCAGTTTCATCAACATCAATGCGTGCCTGTAGGCGGGCAATGTAACCAGTAAGGTTAACTGCTACATTGTCAATTCTCCAAGTCATAAGAAGATTGAAAGTTGCGCCTTGCTCGATTGTGAAGTTGTATTCACCTGCCATTTAATTACTCCAAAAACTAGGGGTGGGTTACTTTGAGCCTCTGCCGAAATCTACGGCTGATGAATCTAGCCACTTGAGGATTGGACCTGCAGCGCCAGCAAGGGCAGCATAGCCAAGAGTTTTTAGATCATTTTCGCCTGCAAGGAAAAGCGCAATTGCAGATGCAGCAGCAGCGCGAAACCAAGTTAATGAGATTTGCTTGAATTGTTCCATTTGATTGCTCCCTTATTTCTTGCCGTGGACTTTGCAACAAGTGCAAACTTCGGCTTTGTATGCTTTTTTAGCAGGAATCGGTACGATTTTAGCACCAAGTTGTGTAATTATTTTAGGTTGGTTCATCCACCAAAACCACGGTGAAGTGTCATTGGCAAACTCTGCCTTGATTGAAATATGAAGGTGCTTAGTGTGCTGGTTTGAACCTGTGTATTTGCGGTTGCCTTCTTTGGCTCTTGCCTTTGACCAAATCTTGCCGCTGAAAATTAAGTAATCAACGCGCTTATCATCTTTCAACTGCTCAAATATGTTGTCACAATCAATGCCGTTCTTAGGGTCGTGGGTCAAGTCCACGGCTAGGCCAGTATTGTGATCTGACTTAGGATTTTGAACTTGGTGGGCAGCAGATGGCAATAGGCCATCTGATAGTTTTTTTCGCAATGGCCTCAAGGCCGTGGCTTGGCGTAGCACCGCCGTTGCCGCTGGCGTTGCCTTCACTTCTTTGCCAATAGGTCAAGCACAATGTCCATTTGCACTTCAAGGCGATTGACTGCATCTTTCAAACTGCTGCCACCGTTGGGCTTGAGTTCATTCAGGTAATGCTTAACAAGCCAACGCACTGAGCCTGCAAAGGCACTGATGATTGCGATGATTGAGACAATTAAGCCTGCCCAGTTTGCTGGTGTCATTTGCGCGGTTCTCCCGTTATGAGTCAGTTGTGAGTTTTGTTATTTGTGCTTTCAGGACTGCGTTCTCCTGTACGAGTGAGCCTGCCCAGTCACGCATATTCTTTAATACTTCTTGAATGTCAATCTCTTGTTCCACTTACGCCCCCTTGAGTTGATCTATTTCAGCTTTAAGTTCCTTGATGAGTTGCAACAGGAAAATTGGCAACTTTTCGTATGCAAAGTAGTCAGGCACACCTGTCGAGTCGTATTGAATTAACTCATCTAGTCCTAGTTCTTGTGCTTCTTCAGCAATAAAGCCATGAATAATATTTTGCTCAGCATCAAGTTCAGGTAAATAATTAAATTGTCTGACAGGTAACTGCAGCAATGCAGCACTATTTATAGAATAATCCTCAATATTGTGCTTTTTTCTACGAGTAGAAGCCGTAGTACCAAAGTTACCTACCGAGTTAATTTGCATGGTGCGTGGTGTAGAGGTAGTAATAGAATTTCCCCAAGTAAAGGCAGAACGCAAAACACCTGATGACGATAGATATTGGAAAGTGTTAGAGCTACCAAATGTGACAGAACCACTGACTGTCAAATTATCATTGCCAGTAATATTTCCATAAAAATCATGCAAACTTGCAGTATAGCCAATTGTTGAGGCCAGTGAAATTGAAGTAGTAGAACTGGATGCCATAAAAAGACTACCACTTGACAAATATTGATATGGATAATTGGCACCAGCAGTGGAATTAGCAGTTGCTCCAAGATGAGTCAAAATTCCGCTACTACTCAAATTTAGAATATGACCAACATAAGTGCCGCCGTTCATAAACGACAAAGAATTACTTGAACCAACCAATTTGACTGCAGTAGTTGAACTAGTCTGAATCAATCCACCGCTTATTACGCCATTGCCTACCCCAATCATTCCCGTTGAGCTAATTGAAAAACCATCAGTTGCAGTTCCAAAATAGCCAGCGGTTGCATTGATTGTTCCTGTAATTGTGGCACCAGTGGCTGTCAATAAACCAGCCGAATCTATGATTGCATTACCAGCAATGTTTAGCGTTCCACCTGTAATTGTCGAACCTGTGACAGAGCCTGAAAACACTGCCGCACCAGTTGTTGCGCTAATTGAAAAAGTTGCGCCATTACCTGCGCCAGTGCTGCTAGAGTCAAAACCAGCAAGGCCAAGAGAGTTTAAAACCACGCGTGCGCCAGTAGTTGCAGATGCTCCTGAAAAAACCGTGATGCCATTTGATGCAATTGCGGTCATTTGATTTGAAGCATTTACGATTGTGCTTGCACTTGGTTGCAATGAACCAATAGCCGCAGTGTATGCAGTCGCTGCATTTGCTAAGGCGGAATTTGCCGTTGCTTGAGCTGCAGCGGCGGCGGCTGCAGCGGCGGCAGCGGCTGCATCCGTGGCTGCTAATTGTTCAGTATTTGCTGCAAGCACTGGCACCACGCTAGACACGGTGAAAATGGATGCAGTTCCATTTTGATCTGTTACTGCAGCCGTAATGACCGAACCATTTTGATCTGTAACTGTTGTGTTGGTCGTATTTGCAACAGTAAATGTAGAACCAGCAACACGGGCAGTAATTGTAAAAGTTCCATTGTAACCAACAGGTGCCAATCCACTGACAGTTACAGACTGACCAACTGCATAGTTATGACCAGTTGCAGTATATGTTGCAGTTGTAGATGTAAATGAAACTGCAGATATTGCAAATTGTTGGGTATTTGGTACAGTGAAATTAGCTCCAGCGACAGATGAGATGGTGAATGTGCCATTGAATGTCGTAGGAACAAGACCAGCAATAAGGACTTGATTACCTGCAAGAAAATCATTGCCAGTCGCAGTATATGTTGCAGTTGAACCAGTAAATGTGACCGCAGTAATTGCGACATTTTCTGCAACAGTAATAGGGGTATTGGTGATTTGTGGACACAATGGCATCTGTTACCCCCTAGATTGTAATTGAGTACGGATTGATGGCTGAAGTGGTGTAGCTCATCATCCAATTGTTTTGCATAATTGAAAACGCCATACCTTCGACAACTAGGTTGTATTGAGTGCCTGAGCGCACAACGCTCACCTGATCCCCAAGTTCTGTCGCTAGAAAATCAGGATATAAAGCACCATAATCGGCAAGTGCCAGTGCATTAAAGTCAATGCGCTCAACATAGGTAAGCGGGTCAGCCAATTTGCGTGACTCATAAAGAGCTAGATTCTGCGCGTTGCTATCTGTAGCGACAGGTGCATCAAGAACAGTTTTTGCAATACCATAAGCACTCACACTTGGGTTATATTGTGAGGTGAATTGCTTAGTAGTATTCGTGCGATTAACTACTGCCTGATTGACTACAAAGTAAGTGCCAGGGTTGGTGAACAACTCCATATAACCAACAGTGTTGCTTGCACTTGTATCGGTAAAAAGCAACTGGGTTGGGCGTGAGAACTTATTGCTAAGAGGCACAAGGGTTGCAACATTGTCGCGTGAAATATAGAAACGCCCCGCGATACTATCAACTGCCTGGTAAATCATTGCCATACAAGAGCGATTCTGCACCGTGGCAAGCATCCCAACTGAACCTGTCAGTGAGCGTGAAGCCCCACTTGGCCAGCCCACAATGTCTAACATACGGCCAACGCGTGTGGCTGCGGTTTCAGCGTTTGCGGCAGCAGCAAGTGCTGGTGCCTGGGCATCGGCGATGTAGGCAATGCCGTCAACAAAGGTCATTGTGACCGCTGGTGCCTCGCCCTGATCTACTCTTGTTGTTTCTAAGAAGCCATAGTAAAGGTTGTATGCGGTACCGCCGATTGTAGCCACAATGCGCATCTGTAAGCCATCACGCAGGATGCTTACACCGCCGACTACATAAGTGCCGCTGGTGGCATCAGGATTGTAGATACCGCTGAAATTGTTGAGAACGATGACAGATGTGCCGCTTTGGTCGCGCTCACTTTGTCGAGTGCGACCACGGCGGATATTTATGCTGATTACATCAGTGGTTGCAACTGTGACAAATGAGCCACTCATTAAAAATTGAATTGTCACTGCAGGCGAAGTAACTCCATCAAATGCGGTCATGCTTTATCAAACGCTCCAACACTTCCAAAGCTACGGCGTGTTGTTCTTTCAATGCCGTTTACAATGCTAGTCACTAAATCTTCTTGAGTTGAAACAGAGCCTGCAACATAGACATTAACATTTCTGCCACTATTTGCTGCATATAACTTTGTGCCTTGTCCAATAGCAAGTGATGTTGAACCTGAAAGCATCTTTTGGCGCTCTAAATTTTTCTTTGCTGCCGCTTCATTGATTAGTTTATCTTTTTGCGCTTTTGTTGCGGCTTCCAAACCATTAGTAAAGTTTTTCAGAGCATTAGTAACAGGTGAGTAAGGTGTAACGCTAAAATCGCGGTTGTTAGTATTACCACGCGGGCTAACTCCCTTGCCACCAGTAGTAGTAGCGGCTTCAGGATTCATCATTTTGCTTACTGTATAAGCACCAAGCCCAACTGTTGCAAGTGCAGCGGCTCCTAAAGCAATGCTCACACCTGAAGTGGCAAATGCGTTTGCAATTGCTGCTCCAATTGCGGTTGTTCGCAAAAGTTTCATCACGCCGATGATTCCTTGAATTGCAATAATAAAGGCGGCAATGCGACCTACTGCAAACATTCCAGCAATAAGGACTGCAATACTTTTTACTACTCCAAAATTGTTTGCGCACCAGTCAGAAAAAGCAACTGCACTTGTTAGTAACTTGAAGGCCATATCTGCAGCAAGTGCAAAACCTGCTGCTAACTTGTCCTTGTTAAGTGCAACAAAGGCTTCGACCTTTGGCAGTATCTGTGTTGTAAGCATTGTGGCAAACTTCTCAAGAACAGGCAAAAGTGCATAGCCTAAAGTCTCCATCGCTTCGCCAAATGCAATCTTGAGGCCATTCATCTTGCCTTCAAGGGTGCCAGCGCGAGTGGCAGCGGCACCGCCTACAATCTTTGAAACCTTATCTGTAATCTTGCCAAAGTCTTTGGTTTTTAATGTTGCAGCACCGATACCAGGAACCAGTTTAGATAGAGCCTTGCTTTGTCCTTGACTTGCCTTAATGATTGCATCAGATGCAGTTGCTAAATCAACACTTGCAAATGCGCTTACATCTAAAGCTATTTGTAAAGCCTCTTGTGCGGCAGCAGTTGAGCCAAACGCTGCCGTCAAGCGACCAAAGGCGGGTCTTAACTCATCATCTACTACTGAAAATTGCTTTTGAAGCGCCGTAATGTTTTTTTCTACACTTACAATCTGCGCATCTGATGCACCGACTGTGTTGCGCAATGAGTTAGCAAGAAGGGCTTGAGATTTTTGATCTGCAATTGCAGCCTGAACTGCATCTTTGCCAATCTTGGCTGCAAAGGCAGCACTTGCAAGAGCAGCAACACCAAAGGCTTTGGCTGATTTCTTTGCAAACTTATCAATGTTTGCACCAAGTTTTTTAATGTCTTTTTGAGCAGCCTTTGAACCTTTATCGGAATACTGGGTGAGTATGCGGGCTACAACTGCGCCAACTGCCATTTATTTAGCTCGCTCTCCCTGTAGATGTTTCTGTAAATCGGTTTTTGCTTGTTCAAGCGCCCGCGCCACATTTGCTTGTATTCTGTCTTTATCTTTATCTACAACACGCCATACTACACGCGAGGCCGCTTTGAATCTGTTGGCCAATGTTCGTAAGAATTGATTGCCTGAACCGCCACCGAATCCTGGTTTAGTTTTCCTACCTGCAATTTCAAAAATTACACCCGCTGCGGATTTGTTGAGCAACGCGCCTGCGCTGGTTGTGTAATCGCTACGAACCTTGCCTTGCACTTTAGTTTTTACAATCCCTGATTGAACAACTCCAGTATCCCAACCAGGCCAACCCTTACCGCCTCTGACAGTTTTGCGTGGTTTGGCTGCATCGGCTTTGCGCCAGCCACTCATAGGGGTATCGTCATCATTGTAACCAGCAACGCCTGAAATCAATGCTTTAGCATCTCGCTCTGCCCCTGCAAGTTCAGTGTTGATAACCTTCTTGAACCGCTTAACTGCATCTTTGTCAAACTCTTTAAGTGCATCAATAGTTTCTTTAATACCTGAAAGAACAATTACTTCATCCGCCATTGGCTTTAGCTCGTTCCTTCATATAGATCGTGATTGCTTCAAGGATACCTTCAGGCGCATCAAGCAAATCACTAATGGGAATCCCTGTTTCAACCGCAACGGCTGCAATCATAAAAGTTAGGCTGTTGCGGTGGATTCGAAAGATTCATCAGCATCCAATTCGGCGCTGACGAGAGTATCTAAGAACTCAGGTCCAAAAACTTTTACAATGTGTCCATTTGTTTGAAGGGCTTTCCAAGCCAACCAGTAGATAAATTCTACTTTTTGTCCTTCCCCCAACAACTTAGGCATGCCCCCGCCAAATTGTTGCTCAAATGCAACGATGATGCGAGGCGTTAACTTGTAAGAAGCCTCAACACCATCGGTTGTTTTTACCTTAACTGATAATCCATCCATCTTTTCCCCCTAGTTTATGTGATTGATTTTGTTATGTTGCCTGAGATTGGCCAGGAAACCTGTACAGTGGATAGGCTTCCCAATTCACCCGATACAGATTGCCATTCGGTGATAACCGCGTTAAAACTATATTTTGGATTGCTTGCACTTACTGCAGCATTGACTGGCCTAATCTGCATTGCAACTGCAGTTCCAACTGTTGTGTTTGCCATTGAAGTACCATTGACAAGTTCTTCAAGGGCATTGTCGGCATAATCTTGATTGAACTGAAAAGTCACAGAATTATCAAACACACCCGCCTGGCGCGTTCTTGATTGTGCGCCAATTTGGGTTGTGTCAATTGTATCCACGCTTGTTTTCAATTCTATCTGTGTTACAAACTCCGAAATATCGTTGCTTGCAAATAGCACATAGGCGTTATTGAGAACAAGGCGTGGCATTTATGAAGCGGCTTTTGTAATTGCGCCCGTGATTGGCCAAGTCGCAGAAATCGTTGATAGTTCGCCCACGCCAGCTTGAAGATTCTGCCACTCGCTGCAAACGGCCGAAAAACTGTATGAAGGGTTCGTTGCACTAGTCGCACCTGATGTTGGCTTGATTACAATAGGAACTACTGTTCCAACAAGTGATGTGCCAATAGCGTTGATTGTTATTTCAGGCCCTGATGCTGCAAAGTCCTGATTAAATTCTAGCGTTACAGAATTATCTTTTAAGCCAGGCAGCCTGGTTTTTGTTGCTGAGCTTGACATTCCTGTAGTTTCAACAACATCTACACTTGTTGTAAGTGTAACGCTAGTTAAAAATTGAGAGAGATCAATAGCATTTACTGTAACTGACACATCCGTTAATACTATGCGTGGCATTATTTTACTTCCTCTACTGGTTTGATTGCTGCGGTGTTTTTTAGATGTTCGCCTGCAACTAGGGCATCAATGTTGAGGCCTAGTTCAAGCAATTCTTTCTCGGTGATTGACTCACCCTTCTTCTTCGGCGCAAATACATCCGATGTGACTATGTAGCTCATTTTTCTCCTATCCGTAAACGGTGATTCGGTAGCGGTACGAAAGAAACTCAATATCGCCTGATGAGTAATTACCCGCTTCGGCAGATGTGACCCGTAAAGTGCTGCAAGCCCCATCAAGAGTTAGATCAGATTCAATTGCTGCCTTGATTGAGAAATCCCCGCTACCTGCAAGGTACTTATCAAGTTCGTTTTGGCCTGAACGCTCTGTGAAGCGCTGCACCAAAACAACAACATCTAGGTTTGCCTGGTCAAGTCCACGGGCATTGTTCAAGTCAAAGGTAAAGTCCAACTGGCCAACAATGGCTGCTGGTGCCACTGGCACTGTTGGGATTAGTTCGTAAACACGCATCCCTTTAATAGTTTCTAAGTTAGTTTTTAAGCCGTTTCTAACCTCACTGGGCAACATTACTTAGCCAAGCCATTGTTCTTGCGTAGGGGGCGCAGTAGTGCCTCTACATCGGCATCTAGCTTTGCAGCCAATCGCACTGTTCCTAAATCTGTATTGCCAGCAATTCCAAATGGTGACTGGTTACGCAGAAACAGGCGAGAGGCTTGAATCTTTGCGGCGGTCTTTACTTCGTATGGCACCGCTGACCAGCCAAAGACACCTGTAACTCGCACTGATTGTGGCAAGTTGAATGGGAAAACATAAGAGCCAACGGCGAGCAAGCGCGACATTGGCCACCCGCGAGAAGGATTATTGACAGGTTCAAACATTGCATCGTCTGCAGCAAAAATTGTGCCGTATGTTTGATCAAAATTATCATCGGTTGCAATCTGATTGATGCTCACAAAGTCATCAATAGGCAAGATGTAGTAATCAGTTGGTGTGTAGTAGCGAATCACTGGTACCGCAGTGGTACCATCCTTGTAAAAGAAACGGCCACAATAATCATCTATTTGGCGTGAAGCGGTTGCAATAGCCATTTCAAGGGCTGCATTGTCAATTGAATCCTCAAGATTGAGTGCATCCTTGACTTCATT